CACCGGCGCCTTTGCCGTTTGCTCGGGCTTTTCATCCTCACCGCCGAACAGCGACTTACCCAACGACCCGCCCAGCGCCGCACCGCCCTGACTGCCCAGGTAAGCACCGATCATGCCGCCGATCGCGGTGCCGATGATCGGCACAACCGAACCAATGGCGGCGCCTGCTGCTGCACCGGCCATGGTGCCGGCCAGGTTGCCGGCAGCCGAACCGTAACCTTCGGCTTTTTCGTCCTTGGTCTTGGCGTTTTGAAAGGTTTCAAGCGCCATCGCGCCGGACTCCAGCAGCGTGCCGCCAGGAATGACCTTGGCCACCTTGCTGACCTTACCGACGGTTTCTGCGACGACGCCGAGCCTGGACAATGCCCCACTTGGAACAGAAGGGACTGATGGCGTCGGGATCGAAACAGGGGGACGCGAAGCCGGAACGGGTGGCCGTGAAACCGGAACAGATGGACGTGAAACCGGAACAGCTGGACGAGGCACAGATGGGCGAGGACCTCTCGAACTCGGCAACGACCGGCGCCGAGCGCTGCGCCTTGACCCACGTCCACGTCGGCGCGATTCGCCCGACGCATCCACACCGCCCCCCATAGCGCCGGCATTGACGACGAAAACCTTCTTGACGCCGTCGTTACCTGCACCACTTTCAGTACCAAGGCCACTGCCTGTTGCCGCATCCTTCACCCGCGAAACAACATCCAGGCCAGTCGCTACCAGATCAAGTTCTCCGGGGTTTTTATTTGGGGCTTCGCCCCCATTCCTGCCACCGCGCGACCCACGCGCAAGGTTTAGCAGCCCCTTGCCGATCTTGATCGTGCTGAAGATACCCTTCAAGGCGATCAGCCCCGCACCGACCGTGGCGATACCGGCAACCACCCCGGGCGCGCTATCAGTCAGCGACGTAATGCCTTTAGTAACCTTGGTCAACGACTCGGCCACGGTGTCCGTCACCGGGCGCAGCGCATCACCGATGCTGCGCATGGCGTCATCCATCGACTGGGCCATTTCCGCCCATTTCTGCGATGACGACTCGCGCCGCTCGGCGAGGTTCTTGTCGAGGATCCCGGTCGCGTCACGCGAATCGTTTTTGAGCTGGCTGTACAGCGCCTTATTCTGCATGTAGGCCGACAGTGCGGCCTTGACCTGCATGTCGGCGAACAGGTCGCCGGTGCGCAGGGATTCTTCCAGCGAGGCCATCATGGCCTTGGCCTTCTCCGGGTCGGCTTCCTTGCTGATTTTTGACGTGGCTTCGGCCATGGCCGCCGCACGCTTCGGATCGGTCGCCTGAATGTATTTCTGAGCCAGCGCCATACTGGTTTCGAGCGTCGACATGCCGTTTTGCAAGCCGGTCTGCATCGACCCCTTGTAATCAATACCGGCTTTTTCGTAGGCCTTGACCGTGTCGGTCGAGCCGATTTTGCCCATCCAGTTTTTCATGTTGTTGGCCGCTTCGTCCGAACTGCCGGCCTGTTTCATCTGCACCTGCAACATGGCGCCCAGTTGCGTCACCGCATCCAAGCCGGTGATGCCGTTGCTGGCCATGTTGGCCAGCAGTTCCGGGAACCACTTGGCCATGTCGGCCGCTTCAAAGCTGCCCGCCTGACCTTGGTAGGCGATCGCTTCCAGCGCCTGCTGCATCTGCTTGGGATCGGTGATCTTGGCGTTCTGCCCCAGGGCGTTGATCATCTTCGCCGTATCGACGCCGCTGGATCCCTGCCCCACGACAAACTTGGCCGCGACAGGCGCGTATTCCAGCGCCTTGCTCAAGTCCATACCGGCACCGACCAACTGATTGACCACGTCGGCCACATCGTTGCGCGCCATGCCGGTATCGCGTGAAGTGTCGATGATCTTGCGCGACATCTCCTGTTCTTGCGGCTTGTTGGCAATGCCGGCCTTGATCGCGATGTCACGGACAATCGCGCCAAAATCAGCGCTGACCTTGGCCGGCACCGCCATGGCACCGACACCGACCACCGCTGCACCGACAGCGCCCTTCATGCCCTTTACGCCAGAATCAATCTGCTGATGACCCTTGGCTTTCAGCTCGGCCTTGTTGGCCGTCTGCCCCATCGAGCGATAGGCTTTTTCCAGCCGGCCGACCTCGATCCCCTGCTTTTTCAAGCTGTCGAGGTTCGAGTTCAAACGACTGAGTAATTTGGACGCACCGGCAGCGCCGGTGTCGTGAGCCTTTTTCCATTCTTCGCGCAGGCGGATGGTGTCGCCAATCGTGCGCTGCAGCACGCGCGCTTTGTTGCCTTCTGCCTCGAGGCGCTTGATGCGCCCGGTCACGTCCTTGAACGCGGCGCCGACCGTGGAACTGACGGCACCGCCGATCACCAGCCCGAGGGCGAGTTTGTTTGCCATGTCATGGCCCTCATGTGCCCAGCACTATCGATGGCGGCTCAATCCGTGAGCCACCACACCATGTCCGCGAACGGCATCGACTGGATCTCAGCGGCGGAAAATCCGGTTTCCGCAGCCAGACGTTTCGCCGCCGACTTGATAACGCTGGGGTTAAAGCCCGTCGTCGTTGTCCATGCGAAAATAGCCGGCCTGCAAGCGGTTAAAATCCACCAGCTTCAGCCCCTCCAGATCCGCGACAGGCGCACCGGATAACGCAGCAAACAACACCAGCTCGCGCTGCTCATCGTCGCCACCCACTTCACGGTTGGCCGCCCGCACGTCACCCACGGTCGGCGAACGCAAGGCCAGCTTGTCGACGGTCACTCCGTTGATTTCGCTCGGACACGACAGCGTTACCAGCACTTGATCGGTGGTCAGCGACAACCATGCCGGCATCGAGTCCGAATAATCGGTTTTCGGCACCAGGTGCGAATACGCCGTTTGCACGCGGCGATAATCCGTCAGCTTGAGGCCTTCCAGATCCTTCAGTCCGACTTCGGCCAGACCTGCGAACAGCATCAGTTCGCGCTGTTCATCATCACCGTTGGCAGCACGATCAGCCGCGCGCACTTCACGCACGGTCGGGTTACGCAGGTTCAACGTCTCGACGTCGATGCTATTGGCTTGGCTTGGGCGGGTCAGCGTTACGACGGCACCGGCTGCACTGAGCGACAGCCAGGCCGGCAGGTTTTTAGCGATTACTTGAGTCATCTGAATCTATTCCTTATAGGCCTAGCGCCTGGCGCACTTCGAGGAGTTGGTCTTTGCCGTCGATCACCTGGATGCCAGCGACCATGTCGATCTCGTACATCAGGCGCCCGTCGATTTCGAGCTTGTAGTACGTGACCGAAACGGCGTGTTTGATCTCGGCCGCATCACCGGCTTTCCAGTCACCGAGATCGACCTCTTTGAGGCGACCGCGCAAGGTGGCAACGACCGCTGTCACCGCGCCCTTTTGGCCCTTGAAGGCACCTCGGAACGTGGCGTTGAACGCCGTGCCGTCAGCCAGGCCGAAGTACTTCAGCGACTCGCGGCGCACGCCCTTGGTGACAAACGAGGCTTCCATTTTTTCCAGCCCTTGATCCATCTCGATGGGGCCGGCCATGCCGCCGCCACGATATTCGTCAGTCTTGGTGGTGAGCTTGGGCAGCGTCAGGCTAGGCACGTCGCCGGAGAAGTTCACGCCGTCGACGAACAGGTTGGTGTTGTACAAAGTCTGAGGAATCATTTGCTACGCCCCCTTAGGCTGCTTCAAGCACTTCGGTCATCCACTGATCGGTGACTTCGAAAAGGAAATTCGGGTTCTCTGCCGGCGGCACATCGGTGAAACGGATGCGCCAATACACCTTGCCCTGGGCGATCTGGCTGGCCGTGTTCAGTTCGGTGTCGGCGAACACTTCAAAGTTGATGATCGCGCCCTGGGCTTTCAGGTCGCGCATGAATGCATCCAGACCGTTGGTGACATCGGTCACGTAGGTCTTGGTGATCGAGCGGTCAACCGCCCACTTGTGCCCGGCCTGCACCGCGTCCATGAGGATGAACAGCGTGCGAACGCGGGTAACGAATGCCCACTTCGGATCGCTCGACAGCGTGCGGTTACCCCACAGGCGATAACCGTCGTCGCGAATGATCGTGGTGATATTGGCGTTGTTGAGCAGGTTGGCCCGGCAGGTCTCGTCGCCGTCCAGGTACTCGACCGCGCGACCGGTACCGGTGATGCCGGTCAACTCCTTGTTCGATGGCGAAGCCCAGAAGCCGTATTCAGCATCCGTCCAGGCAAACAGCCCCGCCGCCCAAGCCGAACCGGGCGCGTCGACCGTCGAGCTGATGACGGTGTCCCAATACTTGACGCCCGGGTCGACCATGAACAGGTTGCGACTGCCGAAGTTCTCGGCGTAGGCAATAGCGGCCTCGTCGGTGGTACCCGGACCGTCGATGATGCCGATAGCGCGCAGCTTCTGCGCCACGCTGTCGAGCGCCGTGGCCACCGCCTGAGTCGCGGTGTGGCCCGGGGCGATCAGCAATCGCGGCTGGGCGTTGAAAAGGCTCTTGCCGTCGAGCAGCGCCTGTAATCCAGTACGCTGCCCCGACTCCAGCACGCCGCCGATGATCGCCGAGGTTTGCAGCGCAGGGTCTTCCAGCTTGGCCACGCCGATGGCGACGATCACCGCCTTGGCTTTGACGTAGATCGCCTTACACGCCTTGGTGATTGCCGAATCGGCGCCGAAGGCGGCAATGGCTTCGCGCTCGGTGGTGATCAACTTCAGTTCGCCGGCTTTCGCAGTGCCGCCGCCGAGAACGCCCGGGGTGAAGGTGGCACACAGACCGATGATCGACGAAGACGGCAGCGAGATGGTGCGCGCACCAGTGTCGACCGACGTGGTCGTGACGCCGTGGAAAAAACTCATAAGGGTCAGTCTCCAGAAACGAAAAAGCCCCGCATAAGCGAGGCTGTGAGGGTGTTCGTGTTACGCGTAACGGAAAAGAAAACGCCCCGTCAGTGCGGGGCGTTTAGTTGGGTTGTGCTGACAGCCAGGTCGGCGCCGGCGGCCGGTGTTCAGCGAGGGGGAATTGCGGACCTTGCGGCCAGTCGCGCAACTGCCGGCGGAAGGCCTGCAACGCCGCGTACTGTTCGGCCGTGAGTGAGGTTGCGCCGCCCTCTTCGATCTCGTCGCGGTGACGAGAAACCAGCGGATCCGTCAGCGCCAATTGCGCATCACGCCAAGCGCGCTCAACAGCGGCCAGCGCCTCTGCATCCAGCGGCGGCGGGTCAATCAACACCGGCTGACCGTCGGGCCGGGACGACATCTTTTTAGCACTGGTCTCCAACTCCTGAAGCAATGACTGCCAAATATTTACCGACACTTCGACCACGTCCGCCGGCATATCAGCGCCGTGAATCTCGGGCAGATAGGCGCTGCAGGTCGACGGACTGAAAAACACACTTCTATTCATGCTCAATACCCCAATGCTCGCCAGAAAACTTGCCAGCCGGCTTGCGCGGCCCCTGCCGCGCTCTGCACGCGCAAAGTACAACCGCCCAAGCCAAAACCGACATCCATTACCGCGTGCATTAGGCTTTGAGAGCCAAAATGCACCGGGTGAACATTGCGCACTGCCGAGAGAAAGCCAATCGGGTAAGTGATATACACATACCCGTTGGCGTCGGTTACCCCGATACCAAACTGCTCGATGAGACCGTCTGGACGTTTCGCCCAGCCGCGCGACGCCGTGAGGCTGGAGGCGAACAATGGCGAATACTTCAGCGCAGCGTCGCCGCCCTCTAGAATCCAGCCAGTGCCGTCGTTGAGTTTTCTGTACACCGCCATGGAGGACGGCAAAAGAGACTGCGAGCCAGAGAGACCGGACAGCGTTATCAGCGTCTGACCGGCCTTGGCCTGGACGTTTAGGCCTACCGTCGTACTGGCCAACACTGGGATCAGCGATCCCAGCGGACAAGCCCCCGCATCTGGCAACGTCAGTGTCGCAGAGGTGCCGGAGACAACGACTAACCTGCCGACATCCGAACTGGTGAGCGCTGTGTTGCCGTTGTAAACATTTGAGCCGGCATGACTGCCAAGCGCTCGCTGCACAAACTCTGTGGTTGCAAATTTGCCCGAGCTATCAAACTGCGGCGCCGTCTGAAAGTGCGCGCCACTCAACGAAGCCGCATACCGCAACGCCGCCGAACCGCCACTGAGGCGCCATTGCCCCTCTGCCCGCACAAATTCGGCAGTATCACCCAACCCCAATAACAACGAACCGACAGCACCGGCCGGAAGATAGATTGCGTCAGCACCCGCCGCCGCGATACTGACCCCGCCAACACCAGCACACGACAGGGAGATAGTCGCGCCCGCCGCCACCCCCACGGTAGACGGCAACGTGGCCGCCAACTGCGTCGGGCTTGAGAAGGTATGAAATCCCCCGACATGAGCAGCCGTAAGCACTGTGTTAGCGACAAGCCAAACAAAACTCGAATACTCAACGCCGCTTCGCTTCAGGAACTCGGCGTTGACCAGTGACTTGCTGCTATCGAACTGCGGCGGCGTTGTGGTCGTTGGGTTGCCGATAAAACTTGGCGACAACAGTCGGGCGAATCCGTCGGTGATATCCTTGAACGTCAGCTCCGTGGTGCCCACGACAATCAGACCATCTGTCACCAGTTGCCAGATCGTGTCGGCCTGCGTCGTACCAACCTCGACAGCCACCGTCAGATTCGGCGTCATCTTCGTGTTGTTGTCGGCATCCTTGGCCCGCGTCCAGGCGCCCACAGCCACCACATACGGGCCGTTATCCTTGGCGGCCGCCTGATTCTTCACCAGCACGCGGTCGCCGGCATTCAGCGAAACACCGTCCACGACCTGCAAACCGACCAGGGCGATATTGGCCGTGGTCGCCGCGCGCACTGACTGCTTAATGTCGAGCTTGCTCAGCTCTTCCAGAATGCGCGAGTCGACATACTCACGCGTCGCCAGCACCACCGACGGATCAATCTTGAGCGTGATGTTGCCCGTACTGCTGACCACGAAGTTCATCCGCACAACTTGCGTGCGGCCCGAGCCTTGCGACAGCAACGGCTTGAAACTCGGCGCGCAGTTGGCCACCGCGACCAGGTCGCCGTCTGCATCGTAGAGGCCGATTTCGCGAATCCACTTACCGCCCTCATCGGCCGGGATGATCTGCTCGGCGATGATCACCGCCGGGTTGACAGGGTCAACCCGCAACTGATTCAACGGCTTGCGACGCCACTCATTGAGCAGCTTGTTTTGTGTGGCCGACGGAATCGGGTTAGGCGGATCGGCCAGCCCGCCGGGGTTGGCATCACCAACGCCCATTTCCGTGAGTTTCCAGGCAATGCCGAGCGCGTCGGCATTCGCCTGCTTGGCCATCCCCACGTTCGTGAGGATCGCAAAAAACTGCGAATTCGCATCAATCATAATAAACGTCCAGGGTATCTATGGTGTGTTCGCGGCCGACTACGCCGAAACTGCCGGTGACTTCGATGTCACGCATAACGGGCGGGTAAACGTCGATCTCGTCGCCGTCGTAAAGGGATACGGCGATATCTAAATTGCCTTGGGTTTCCAGACTGATCGCCAGCCCCGTCAGGTGCCGGGTGACAGGCTTGGCGTCGTCAATCAGGCGTTCAAGCTCCTGATACATTTCTTCGGTGATGCCGGTGTCCAGCACGCCGACCTTCAGCGCGAAGGTGCCCGGCACGCCTTCCGGCACCGTCTGGAACCACTCGACAATCTCGATCAGGTAACCCAGCGGCTCGACCACACGACGTATCGCGCCGATCGTGCCCTTGTGCTTATGGATGAAGTACGACGCCTTGATAGCCCCGCGCTTGGTCGCCTCAGACCATCGGTAGTCCCAGCGATCGACCGACCACGCCCACGCCAGATGCGGCAGCAGATGCACCGGACAGGTGTCGGGGTTGTAGAGGTCGCGCAGTGGGACAATCGTCTTTTCGAAGAACGCGGCTTCCATGGCCCGTTCCAGTTGCGTGCTGTTGAACGGCAG